TTAATCCGCAAAAAGCAGAGTACGTTGATGGTGCTAAAATAGGACAGTTTTATAATACTGTCACACAAGAGGTCAGTGATAATCTTAAAGTTATCCCTGTTCTCTACCAACTACGATACGTAGAATGGAAACCACGTGAGCAAGGTGGAGGGTTCGTAGAATCACACCATGCCGATAGTGGCATTCTTAGTAAAACTAAACGTGATCAAATGACGTTTAAAGATGTGTTACCTAACGGTAACTACATTGCAACCACTGCTTATCACTATGTTATGGTGCAAGGTGGTGATGGCGCATGGTCCCAGGCAGTTGTCAGCATGACATCTACTCAATTAAAAAAGAGTAGACGTTGGAACAGCTTAATGTTGAGCCAAAAAGTTAATGGTCCATCGGGAAGTTTTACACCACCAACATATGCTATCATTTACAAGCTATCAACAGTTAGCGAGTCTAATGATCGTGGTAGTTGGTTTGGTTATCAAGTTGAGAGAGAAGGGCAACTAGAAGACGCTGGCGTCTACAACGAGGCGAAATCATTTTCTACTGCCGCATCACGAGGAGAAGTCGAAGCTAAACCTATGTCAGAGGGGGAGCCTGTAAAAGAGGCACCACAATCTAACAAAACAGAAAGCCAAGAAGACGTACCGTTTTAGGTAAGTCTTCTACTATACTGGAGGTTTAGTGGAAAGATTCAAAGTAATATTTGAAGGCTTAGACGTGGCTTATGGTCAGCACCAACCTAGCGGTTCGCGTGCTGACGGTAAGCAAGAAGGTAAGTCATACATTGTAAAACAAGAAGTAAATGATGATTTATGGAATAATCATCTAGCTGGTAATGGTCCATCGTTAGGTATTATTCCTATAAAAGCAGACAATACAGTTAAATGGGGGTGCATAGATATAGACACGTATCCCATAGATTACAAAAAAATAATTAATAATATTAGAAATTTAAAATTACCATTAGTGCCATGCAGATCTAAAAGTGGAGGCATGCATTTGTTTATGTTTTTTAAAAACCCAGTTTCCGCAAGACTAGCACGAGAGAAGCTACGAGAGGTTGCATCTGGTTTAGGACATTCTTCTGTAGAAGTATTTCCCAAACAATCAACGATACTGATAGAGAAAGGAGACTTAGGTAATTTTTTAAATCTTCCTTATTATAATTCAAAAAGTACAACTAGATATGCTTACAAAGATGATGGAACAGCAGCGACATTGCCAGAGTTCTATTCTTTATATGATAAATATGTTGTAGAAGAAATAGACAAAGTTGCATTACAGATATCTAATGATGTCATACAAGATGGTCCTCCTTGCTTACAACAATTGTGCACACAAGGATTTCCAGAAGGCACACGCAACAATGGTTTATTTAACATTGGTGTATATTTACGTAAGTTTGATCCAGACAATTGGAAAACATTATTAGAAAAATACAATCAAGATTACATGACACCACCTTTGTCAGCATCAGAGGTAGTGACAGTACAAAATCAATTAGAGAAGAAAGAATATAATTATAGATGTAAAGAACCACCTATTAGTTCTTACTGCAATGCAAAAGTTTGTAGAGGTAGAAAATACGGTGTAGGTGGTAATGGTACATCGTTAGAGTTTAGCGCACTGACTAAATTAGAAACAGATCCACCTGTGTGGTTTTTAGATGTTGGTGACGCTAGAATGGAATTACAAACAGAAGAGCTGCAGATACAAACTAAGTTCCAAAAGAAATGCATGAACAGTTTAAATCACATGCCTGCTCTTGTAAAACAGTCAGTATGGCAGGAAATAATTGAGAGATTGATGCAAAATCTTATCAAGATTCCTGTGTCTGATGATGGGTCATTGGCCGGTCAGTTTGAGGCTCACCTCCAGGAGTTTTGTACTGATCGTGCCCAGGCTCTAAATCGCGACGAATTATTGTTACGTAAACCATGGACAGAAGATGGTGTGACATGGTTTAGACTTAAGGATCTACAAGATTATCTTACACGCAACAAGTTTACATATTTTAATACAGGTCAACTTGTGCAAGCATTACGACATTTAAAGGGTAAAAGTGAGAAGTATAATCTAAAAGGTAGGACTGTTCGTGTATGGGGTGTACCTGCATATCAACAACAAGATTCTGCATTTGACATAAAGGAGGTAGATGGTGCGCCGTTCTAAATTACCAAAAATAAAAAAAGGAATGTGGGCAGAGCAATTAGCTGTATTATATCTTATAAACGAAGGATACTTCGTATTTAAAAATTTATATGGTGTTGGTCCTGCTGATCTAATAGCAATAAATGAGAAAGGTGCTGTAGAAATATACGATGTAAAAAGTGAAAGCTATCGTAAGACATGGAAACCTGGAACACGTATATGTAGAAAATTAACACAAGAACAAAAGAAACTAAAGATGAAGTTTATTTTTGTAGAAAGAGATGGAACATGCAAAGTAAGACAAAGATAATATTAGGACCACCAGGCACAGGCAAGACACACAATTTATTAAACTTGGTAGAACAAGAATTGGCAAAAGGCACTGCACCAGATCGCATAGCGTTTGTTGCATTTACCAAGAAAGCGGCAACCGAGGCTCGTGACCGGGCAATGAAAAAATTTAACTTAGAAGAACAACATTTACCTTATTTTAAAACTTTGCATTCATTTGCTTTTAATCAACTAGGGTTAACAAAGTCAGAGGTTATGTCACGTGACAATTATAAAGAGTTTGCACAAACATTTGGTATGGATTTAGGATCTGTTGCTGATGGTGCAGAGTCTGGTGGTGTAGTGACCACAGATAATATATTAATTAACGAAATAAATTTAGCACGTATGAAGTGCATGGATTTAGAACATCATTACAATGAGTCTAATTTACAGGATATATCTTGGCATTCATTATTACGTGCACAGAGATCATTAGAAGAATTTAAAAAGAAAAAAGAAGTATTTGATTTTACAGACATGATTGAATTGTATTTAGATTCTGGTCCTGTTCCAAAATTAGAAGTTGTATTTGTAGATGAAGCGCAAGATTTGTGTAAATTACAGTGGCGCATGATAAACAAGATAACAGAGAATGCAAGACAGGTTTACATAAGTGGTGATGACGACCAAGCTATATACAATTGGGCTGGTGCAGATGTTAGATATTTTATACAGTTACCAGGTGAAGTGGAAACACTAAAACAGTCTTTTAGGTGTTCTCGTGTTATTCAAAATTTATCAGGTAGAATAATAAATAGAGTTAAATTAAGAAGAAACAAACAATGGAGAGGCACAGAAAGAGCTGGATTAGTACAATACCATTCTTATCCAGATAGTGTTAATTTAAAAGATCCAGGTAGTTGGCTTGTAATGGCTAGGACTAATTACATGCTTGATGAGATAGAACGTGACATACGATTACAAGGTATGTTGTACAAAAGAAATAATAAATTACCTATATCTGCAAAATTGTTAAACGCTGTAGAAGCATGGAAAAAATTAAATAATGGTGAAATTGTACCCTTGGCAGACATAAGAGACATATATTCATACATGTCTAGTCAAATAGGAATTGAGAGAGGACATAAAAATCTTAAGATGGCTGACAAAGAACAATACGAGTTAGAAGAGCTTGTAATGCATCATGGATTATTAATGGGTGGCAGGCCATGGGATGTAGCATTTGATAAAGTTGGCAATAGAGATAAAGAATACTTACGTGCCATAGAGATTAGAGGCACAATATCAAAAGATCCTAAAATAAATATAAGCACCATACATGGTGCAAAAGGTGGAGAAGCAGACAATGTCATGCTGCTTACAGATCTATCTAGAAAATCACAAGAAGCAATGGAAAAGGATTCGGATGACGAATGCCGTGTGTTTTATGTAGGAGCAACACGTGCTAGAGAACAACTACATATAATACAACCACAACGAGATGGAGGGTTTATAATATGACCAAAGAAGAAATACTAGAAGAGGCCAGTAGGTTAGTAGCCAAAGATAGAAATCTATCACATGGCGATGCATTTAGTAATCATGCAGAGATAGCAGAATATTGGAATATTTTTTTAGATAAAAAATTACAACCGATGGCTAACATTACTGCAGATGACGT